GCAGTCTGGGCTATTAGCGCAGACGAACATGAAGAAGCGAATAGAAAGGCGAGATAGTGGCTGATACTCCAACTATGGAAGTCCGCGCTCGCCTGACCGCTGACTCTGCTCAATTTGTGCAGGGCATGAATAATGCAACTGCCGCAGCAAATCAATTAACTCAAACTGCTTCTCGGGTTAATTCTGCCATGACTGGCATCAGTATTGCCGCCGCCGCTGGTATGGGCGGTCTTATTGCTTTAGGTGTGCAATCTTTTATGGCTGCCGCCCGCGTTCAGGAATTAGATGTAGCAATTAATGCTGTTGGTAAATCAACTGGGCTTGGTTATGATGCAATCAATGCAGCGGCTCATGGCATCAAAGACATGGGTATTGAAATGGCAGTTGCTCAACGCTCTGCTTTGATGTTTGCTCAAAATAACTTGAAATTGGCAGATGCCTCCAAGTTAGCGCGAACAGCCCAAGACCTTGCTGTTCTATCAGGCAAAAACTCAACCGAAGAATTTCAACTTTTAACTTACGCTGTTATGACTCAGCGTTCCGAACTTTTTAAGTCCGCTGGTGTAAACGGAAGCGTTCAACAGGCTTATCAAAAAATGGCTTCAAGTTTAGGTATTTCAACTAAACAACTGACGGCAGCCCAGAAAGTTCAGGCTGCAATGAATATGGCTCTTGAAGAGGGGGCTAAAGTTGCTGGAACATACGAAGCGGCAATGACAAGCCCTGGAAAAGTTCTCCGTTCTTTTGCTCGCTTAAACGATAATTTATTAGTTGCAGTTGGAGATGCTTTGCTTAAAGGCATCGGTCCAATGATTGTTGGTTTTTATAATTTTGAAAAAGCACTTGTTAAAGTTTTTGAAGGAACGGGAGCCGTTCACGATATAATTACAGCGCTTACGGCTGTAATGGTTCACATTTTTACGCCAATTACTAATTTTGTTACAGGGCTTACTAGCATTGTAGAAAAATTAGATAAAACTAAAATTAACACAGAAAAATTGGCTGGAGCATTAAACAATGTTTTGCCTATTTTGCTTGCAGTTGGAGCAGCATTTGCAACCGCGGGCGGCGCAGCCATATTTAAAATGGTTCCAGTTTTAGGAACAATCCTTGGAATGTTAAACCCAGTTGCAGTTGGTTTTGCTGTTTTGGCATTGACTTCAACAAAAGTTCGAGAGGCTTTTGTAAATCTTGGTAAGGCTTTTATGCCTGTTGTCGGAATTTTAAAAAATGTAGCGTTTGCTTTGCTCAATGTTTTAGGTTACGCAGTAGGAGCAGTTTCTAAATTAATTAATGGGTTAGCCACAATTGTTCGAGGAACTATTGGTTTTATAGAACGCTTTGCTGGTGTTTTTAAAGCATTGGGGATTGCTGTTGGAATAGTGGCGTTAGCCTTTGGTGCTTATAAAGTTACTTTAATGGCAATTGCCGCTTGGCAAGCAATTACTGGAGCCGCATCCATTGCTCTTGGTGTTGCTATGGATATTATGGCTGGAGCAATGCTTATTGCTGAGGCTGCAACAGGAGGGCTTGCCGCTGGTTTTGCTGCTTTGACCGCCATTTTAGAATTAAATCCGTTTGCATTAATAGTTGGAGCAATTTTTGCTTTTATCGCTGCAATGGTTGTTTTATACAATACCAACGACTCGGCAAGAAAAATAATTACACAAGTTTTTAACACTATTGCGCAAGTAATTGGAACCGTAGTTGGAACTGCTCTCAATTGGATTGGACAATGGCTTATTGCTTTTGGTTCCTTAATGGACACGCACACTACTTTTGGCAAAGTTGTTGCAAATGTGTTTCAATTTATTTATAGCACCGTATTAACGGTAGTTCAATTTATCTTAAAATATTATAAATTCTGGCTTGATGCTTTTGTTTCTTTATTTGAAGGTCATTCAACTCTAGCAAAAATTGTTGCAACAGTATTTAAATTTGTTGCTGAGTTTATTGGTGGTGCTATTAACTTTGTTTTGCAAGTATTTGCAAATATCCTTAAAGGCATTGCAACATTAATTCACTATTTTGAAGTATTTGGTCAGTTTGTTGGAAAAGTTTGGGGAACTGTCACTTCTATGCTTGGAAAGGCTGCCTCAGCCATAGGTTCAATTTTTGAAATTATTGTAAAAAATACAATTGTTAAATTTCTTGACATGGTTAAAGACAAATTAGCATCAGCCATTGAATTTTTAGCCCGTGCTGCTAGTAAAATTCCTGGAATTGGAGGCGCTATCTCAGGATTTTTAAATGATATGGCTGCTTCCTTACGCGGAGTTTCAAAAGATGTAACCGATTTTAATTCAGCAGCAACAAACATTGCAACTGATAAAATTGCTAAAGACGCATCAAATAGTATTTCTACCCTCACTAAAGCAGGATTAGCCATGGCTGATGTGACTCAAGGTTGGGGTAATTATAAAACTGGAGTGGCGGGAGCAATTTCAACCGTTGCTAATGCTTTATCTAAGGCTGGGGAAGCGGTTGTAAAATTTACTGGAAATCTTGAACCTTTAAAAGCAATTGATTTGTTAGTAAAAGGTGCAGATAAAGCATCTGATGCACTTGGATTTGTTATTGACAAATTAGGCACCATGAAAGAATTCCAAGTTGGTTCTAAATTAGTAGATTCAGTTGGAAACATTTCAACAAGCGCTGGAAAAATGCTTATTGGAATTAGTGCTGGCATTGAATCATTTTTATCAGGCGATGTTTTAGGCAAAATTACAGGTGGAATTGGCGACCTCGTAGCAAGCCTAAAAGAAACAGTTGGTTTTGGCGATATTCTTGCAAAACTTAAAGAACAATTTAAGGGAAATGACGCAAATCCAAATGAAACAGCGGCAGACAACTTAGGAAAAAATACCGCCGCTGATATTAAAAACAAAGCGGACCAGATGCAAAAAATTCGTGATGCTATGCGGGCTGGTTTAGATGCAATAAGTAAAGTCATGGATGATTTACAACAGGCTGCAAAAGATTTTGCTAATAGTCTAAAAGACACAATTGTAGGTTTTGCTGGTCTAAAGGGAGTTGAACTTCCAGACGGATTTATTCCACAGGCTAAATCTCTTATTGAAAATATGCAGATGAAGTTGAACAAAGCAACTCAATTCTCAGGGCAAATTGCTCAACTTCAGGCTATGAACCTTGATGCTGGAGCGCTTAAACAAATTATTGAGGCTGGACCAATTCAAGGCGCTCAATTAGCGGCTTCAATCCTGGGTGGCGGTCAAGAAGCGGTGGACCAAGTTAGCAGTCTACAAAAGGCTATTGAGTTTGCTGGCGCCACAATTGGAAACCAGGGCATGATTGCTGCGGGTTATCCAGCGATGATTGCAAACGCTCAAGATAAATATAATTCAATTGCAAACGCAGACCTTGCCGTTGGTGGCAAAGGAACAACCGTTAATATTTCCGAAGGAGCATTTAAAATTTCAATTGATACATCTAAGGCAACAACCACAGATGAAGCAACTCAAATGATTTCAGATGCAATTCAGGCTGCTTTTGCAACACTCGGAAAAGAATTGGCGGCTAAATAATGGCTACATATGTTTTGCGCCCAAATGCTAATTGGAATAATAATGCTGCTTTTACAAATACTGGTGGAGCCGCTACCCATCACGCTGCTTTGGCAGATGATAGCGATTCAACTTACATAACCCGAACAAGCACAACGGTTCCAGCAGCCTATGAAATGGAATTAGGAACTACAACTTTGGCTGCTACCGAAAAAGTTGTTTCAGTAAATCTTCGAGCCAAACTGAATGTTGGAACAAATGGAATTGCTCAATTAAGCCTTGGTGTAATTACAGACCGTAATGGTCGCACAGTTTATTATTCAGTTCCTTTCACTAAACAAAAAACATTTGCTACAGCAATTGTAGATGCCTCTCTTTATCTCACAACCGCTCCTGATGGTTCAGCCTGGTCACAAACCCTAATTGATAATCTTGTAGTTAAGTTTCAAGACGGTGCAACAGCCTCGGGTGACCGTTCTCAACTTTTAGAAGTATATGTAGATGTTTTAACTACAGCACAACCAACTACAACTGTTACAGCGCCTTCTGGCACTATCTCGGATACATCTTTTCCTGCTGTTACCTGGACTTACGCCGATGCTGACGGTGATATTCAATCTGCCTATGAAATTAAAATATTTAGTGCTGCTCAATATGGTGCAACTGGATTTAGTGCGGATACTTCTACCTCGGTTGCCACCACGGGGGTAATTATTTCTACAAACAATGGTCAAACCCTTGAGTTAGATTTACCAAATTCAACAACCTATCGCGCCTATGTAAGAACTGCTCAATTGGTTAATGGTGTTAATTACTTTAGCAATTGGGCTTATAGTCAATTTACTATGGGTATTGATTCCCCAGCAATTCCAACAATTTCTGCGTATTACGATACAAATGATGGTTCCGTTGCTGTAACTGTTTTTGGAAGAACCAATGTCCTATCCGCAAACCAGGCTTCATTTGAAACAGATACAACTGGGTGGCAAGTTGGAGATAATTGCACCATTGCCAGAACAACTTCCCAGGCAAGCGATGGAAGCGCTTCATTGTCTTTGACATCTATTGGCGCTGGGACCATGACAGCATCGACAACATCGGCTACTAAATTTTCCGTAACAGCAAATCAAAATTTTTCCGCTACTGCTGAATTCAGAAGTGCGTCCACCGTTCGCTCTTGCGCAGTTGGAATTATTTGGCTTACTTCCGCTGGTGCCGCAATTTCAACACTTTATGGGACTTCAAGCGTTGATTCAAATAGTAGTTGGAGTCAAAAAACAGTAACGGGGACGGCTCCTGCTACCGCCGCTTATGCTCAAGTAATTGTAAAAGTAGTTGAAACTTCAACTATTGGTGAAGTGCATTATGTAGATAAAATTGCATTTCATGCGGGAAGTTCCCCATTTTGGACTCGCGGAGGATTTTCAAATTTTGTTTTTGATATTGAGCGCACGGATGACAATGGCTCAACCTACAGCGCTATTAGAAACAGCCCTGTAACCGCATCCTCCGCACAAATTGCACAATTACTTGATTATGAAGTTCCATTAAATGCTGTTGTTTACTACAGAGCGAAAGCAAAGGCGACTATCTAATGCCAGTTTTATCATCAGGTTATGTAACCTCTTCAGCCATTCAAGTATTAAATCCCGAGTATTGGTCATTTGTTGCGCCTGAATCTCCTACAATTTCTATTAGCAATATTGCAGTTCAACAACCTTTAACTTCAAATATTGTTGAATCTTATGGAAGTTTTAAACCTCTTGGCTCAGCAAAAACTATTGTTGTTGCGGGAAGTATTTATGGAGTTGATGGAAGTTATGAAATTACAGTTCAAGGAGAAACAGCCTGGGCTGCTTTAGAAGCGGTTATTACATATCAAGGAACACTTCATGTTCACGACCCTTTAGGGCGTCAAAAATATGTTCGCTTAGTTGATAGAAACCTTATTGAATCAGGACCAATCGATAATCTTATTCGCACAGTTAAAGTTAATTATTTTGAAGTAGATGCCCCGTAATGTATCCAGTATCGGACGCTTTTTTAGCCGCTGTTCGTAAATCTCATATAAGCATAGTTCAGGTTGAAATTTACGACATTGCTAACGGAAAAGTAATAAGCACGGTTTCTCCTATTGATGGAGAAGTAACCATTGATAACCGCAGAACAATCCGTCGTCAATGCTCATTAACTTTTGTAGATGCTGTTGGAGATTTAGTTCCAAAAAACAACCGTTCTGCCATTTTTTTACCATACAACAGAGAACTTCGTGTATACCGTGGTGTTAAATTTGCTGACGGTAGCGAAGAGTTAGTGCCTCTTGGAGTTTTTATCTTAACAGATGTAAATATTACGGATACAGCCCAGGGCGTAAAAATTGAAGTGCAAGGCTCAGATAGAAGCCTTAAAGTTCAAAAGGCTAAATTTACCGACCATAGTTTTTACATTTCAAATAATACTGCAAAAGAAACAGCAATTGACCAAATACTTAAAAACCGTTTTCCTAAAATTAAAACAATCTTTCCTGCCACAAATCAAGTAACAACATTGCTTTACCCAACTCTTGACCAATCATCAGACCCATGGAAAGAATCTTTAAAAATTGCTGAGTCCGCTGGCATGGATTTATATTTTGATGAAGTTGGAACTTGCCGTATGCGTCCTATCCCAGACCCAGATGTTGATTTGCCAGTTCAAACCTACACAGACACGGTTGATTCTGTGCTAACGCAATTATCAAGAAATCTTTCAAGCAGCGATACTTACAACGGTGTCATTTACACAGGGGAAGGAACAAATCTTTCCATTGGTGTAATCGGGACAGCCTGGGACGATAATCCCGCCTCGCCCACATACCGCTATTCTTACGGAGAAGTTCCATTGTTTAAATCATCTCCGACAATTCTTACAACAGGAGAAGCAACAGCGGCAGCCCAGGCTGAGTTACGCAAAGTTATTGGCGCTGCTGAAAAAATCACCTGGGACCAGATTGTAAATCCTGCCCATGATGTCTACGATATTGTCAAGATTGTTCGTGATAAATCAGGGGTAGACAGAAACCTTGTTATTGACTCAATAACAATCCCTCTTTCACCCAGTTCAACTATGAACGCAAATGGGAGAACAAGGAGATTTTAATGGACCTAAATTATCTTGTTAAGCAAATAAAAGAACCTTCATCGGGTTTGCGTTTGCGTCAGGGAGAAGTGGTAACACACAACAATGCTGCAAAAACTGTAGATATTCGCCTTGCTGGTGACCCAAATATATTGCCGTCTGTCAAATATCTAAAAAGTTATTCCAACCCAACCGCTGGAGATATTATTTTTCTTTTGACTAGCGGTGCTGACATTTTAGCCCTTGGTCATATCGCATCATAAACCGTGGTTCATAAAGTAATAGGCTATTATTAACCATCTGACTTAGGAGTTAATATGACAAAGACACAAAAGGCAGCGCTCGCTTCATACGGACGCTCATTTCTGGCAGCAATGGTTACAGCATTTATGGCAACAGGTGGCGACCTTTTCGCCCTCGACGCAGATACAGCCAAGGGAATCCTTGCAGCGGGTATTGCCTCCATCCTCCCTGTTGCACTTCGTTACGCTAACAAAAAGGACCCAGCATTTGGGCGAGTTGCTGAAATTGCAGCAACAGAAGGCATGAAGAAACTCACAAAAAAGGCTCCTGCCAAGAAAGCGGCTAAGTAATGGCTAAAGCAGCCGATGTCCTTTCCCATGCTCAAAAATTTGTAGAAGAAAAATATGTCGAAAGTGGCGACAATCAAACAATTATGGGCAAGTGGTATGGGACTAATGGCTTGCCATGGTGTGCAGCCTATGTTTCATATTGTTTTCATTTAGCAGGCGCATTAGATTTAATTAAAATGACTGGCAAAAAAGGTTTTGCTTCATGCGATGTTGGAATGAAGGCTTTTGCTAAGGCTGGAATGTTAGTTCCAGTCGGACAGGCTAAACCAGGAGATATTGTTTTTTTCCAATTTGACGCCGATGCACAGCCAGACCATGTTGGATTTGTTTACTCAAATGATGGAAAGAATTTAATTTGTTTTGAAGGTAATACAAGTTCCGATGCAAAGGGGTCACAGTCAAATGGCGGAATGTGCGCAAAGAAGAAGCGTCCATATTCCCTTGTCATGGCAGTTGCCCGACCAAAATACGAAACGGCGTAATTATGGCAGAACACGAAGTAACCCTTGGGGAAATCATGCGCAGGCTGGATGAACTCAGCGACGGCATGAAACAACTTAACAACTCCATCGGTGAAACTTATGTCAGACGCGATGTGTATTCTGCTGATTCACAAAAGATTTCTGTAACTTACGACCACATGATTCAGCGCCTTGAAAAAATGGAATCACGCTCAGAATGGGTGGTCCGCACAGTTGGAGTAATCCTTATTGGAGCGGTTATAACTGGCACCGTCTATCTAAAGGGCGCACTAGGCATTTAGATTTGACATTCCCAACTGGGGTGTTATATCCTCTCCCTTAACGAGAGGAGCAATACATGACACAACCAGCAATCGACGAATTCGAAGTAGTCGAAGCACCAGCACCCGAAGGCTTTCGCGTTGATGATGACGAAAAGGCTGAATGGGCAGTTCGAAAGTTAGCCCGTATCCGACGCAAGCAATCGGAAAACAAATCAATCTATGACCAAGAATTAGAGCGCATCTCAGAATGGCTCAAAACGGTCAATGAAGCCCTTGAAAGGGACGCCGCATACTTTGAGGCAGTCCTTACCCCATACGCGCTCCAGGAGCGCTCCAATGGTCGCAAATCGCTAGTCCTGCCCCACGGCACAGTCAAAACTACGGCTGGTCGCGCCAAGATTGAATTTGAGTCCGAAGATAAATTTATCGAATGGGCAAAGAGCAACGACCCTGAGTTAATCCGTATCAAACACGAAATCAACAAAAAAGCACTAAATGATTTGATTACGGACGATTACCAGGTAATATCAACTCAAGGTGAAATTATCCCTGGAACCAAGGTAATACCACCGACACCATCCGTTTCATTTGCTCTAGGAGAGGATAAGTAAATGCCAACTGTAATTCAATTGCTTAACGAAGTTATGAAAGATGTTGGAGCCATTAGCAAAACTGACAAGAATACTTCGCAGGGATTTAATTTCCGCGGAATTGATTCAGTCATTAATGCTGTATCCCCAGCACTTCGCAAACATGGAATTGTTGTAGTTCCGTGCGTTGATGATTACCAATACGAATCAATCGAAATTGGAAAAAACCGAACAGTCATGGGTCATGTCAAGGTGCGAGTTACTTACACTTTTGCAGGTCCCGACGGCGATGCAATTAAAGCAAGCGTTGTAGGAGAAGCCATGGATGCAGGCGATAAAGCAACAGCAAAAGCCATGTCAGTTGCATTTCGCACAGCCTTACTTCAATCACTTTGTCTGCCAACAGATGACATTGACCCAGATGCTCAATCATACGAGCGCTCTGAAAAAGTTGTTGTTGATACAAAGGCGCTCGCAACTGCAATAGCACAAGCGGGTGACATTGAAACTTTGGCAAAAATTGGTCAATACATCACAACTAACAAAGACCACATCGAGCCAACAATTCTCGAAACATTGCGTTTGTCATTCAAGGAAGCGCAATCAAAAGTTGCTGTAGCAGTAGTTGAAAACCCAAAGGTGATTGATGAACCAATCAATGCCTGAGTTGCCTTATGCGGGAACTTCGGGGTATTCGTGAACGGATACCTCGGAGAACCGAGCAAGGTCTGAAGATGCCAGCGGGAAAACAGGCAAGCGCCAAAAAGAAACATTGATGTATCTATGGATGCAGCATGAACAAGGTGCAACCTGGAAGGAAATCGCCGATGAACTTGGCTTGCACCATGGGTCAGCAAGTGGCGTATTATCCGTCCTCCATCTAACAGGAAAAATTGAACGCCTTGCGGAGAGTCGCAACCGTTGCAAAATTTATGTTCTTCCTGAATATGTGGCTGGTCGAAAGACCGAACTACACCGAGGCAAAAAGTCATCGGTTCATAATTGTTGGAATTGCGGAGTTAATTTATGAGCATCAGGTGGATTACAAAAGTTTGGTCGGACAGTCCCTATAACGGAACCCGATTATTAATCCACCTGGCGCTTGCAGATATTTCGCACGATGATGGTCGGTTTTTTGCCAGCCAAAAAAACTTGTCTGAAAAGGGAAGATGCACAGTTGAATATGTTCGCAAAGTAATCAACGAAATGGTTGCCGATGGACATTTGAGAATTGTGACCAAAGGTAACTCTCGGGGTAATGCCACGGTTTATCAATTATTGAATAAAAAGGTCCCCAACACAATTGGGGAGTCTTTGCCAATAATGGATGACGAACTCCCCAACTTAGATACCCCCATCTCCCCAACTTTAGAGGTCCAACTCCCCAACGCCACTCCGCACCATCCGTCCTATACATCCGTCCTATCTACAACAGGCGAAACTGCTCCCGCAGTTTACGCCCCTGGAGAATTAGCGGCTAGAACT